CATGCCTTTATCGTAACGGCCCCTGCTGTGACGTTGGCAAACCGTACACGCCCGTTACGCAGGACGTTCGTTGTCGGCGATGCCCCCACTGTAAAAAGGGTGTCAACGGCTGCATTGTTGACAAGTTTTGCAGCGAATAATGGGATAAATGACAGTGCCATATCAGGCCCCTATGAGTTGTTCAAGTTGTTCAATCCGACGAAGTAAGTCGCCGTGCGTGTCGCGCCGTGCCAGTTGCATCTCAAGCTCTTGCACTCTGGATTCCAGCGCGGAAAGATTCGCCATCCGTGGCTTAGATTGTTCTAATTCATCAATCCTTGGACGGCTCCCTGATTCGCGATTTTTTGTTGAGTTGACCAGAATAAGCAGGTCTTCGAGAGTTTCTGGCGTTGATTCCGTGGCTACAAGAAACAGATTTTCAAACGCCTTGATAGCCCTTGCATCAGGCAAGAATTGCGCGAGCTGATCACGGGTTAGTGGGCTGGCCATCAGTTGGTCAAGGCTTCGAGCCTTGCCTCAAGTCGCAGAACCGAGATAAACGATTGCGAGTCCCAACGGAACCTCTGGATTCTGAAATTGCGCATGAACCCACATTGCAGCCACACAATGCGCTTTGTTCGATCGCCTTGCATGCCTGCCTTGACGAACTTGTCTTGGCTCCATGTGAGCCCGTCAACGGAATATGACGTGCTTATCGTCGGATCGAGTCCAAAAGCTACACGGCCAGTCAGGCAGATCAATTCAAGCTCGTGGAATATGGCAGAACGGCCCTCGTTATAGGTGATCAACGTTCCAAACTCCATACGAACATGAGACCCGTAATGCGTGGCGATGGTGTCGACCAGGTATCCGTGATTTGACGATGTAGGGTCTCCTGCAAGCCACTTGTCATAGCACCAGACAAAGTTTTTAGCTCGATATTGAGACAGCCCAGATAAGCCTGAAGTTAGGACGAACCAAACAGCCTCTTGAAGCGCGATAGATGCAGCTGAGTCATAAACCAAAGTCTGATCAGGAAGATGCAGGTACAGCATCGACAAGCCATTGGAGATACGGGATTCCATGACAGCCGATGCAAGTTGGGCTTCGGTGTAGTCCGTCAGGATTTGATCAATCTCACGGGTGGAGATTTTTACCGCGCCACCATTTGACCCGAGGTAAATTGCCGGGGCTTCATTCCGGCCGCCACCCATGAATGCGATGGTGTCGACGAATACGGATGCGCAGTGAGTTCCTAAAACACCCTTTTGAATCTGCGCACCTTCAATTCGTTGGAATGGGAAAAGAGCCCCCCCAATGTTGTCAAACACCTCTATCGTGTAGCGGTTGAGCGCATAGACCTCGTTGCGCAGTTTGAACAAGCCTTTAACCGGGTCAGGATCGGCCTCAGAGCTTCCATACTTCAGCGGGTTGATGTCAGTCGGTGCGTTCAATTCTGTAACGACCAGGCTCGTGCCATCAGTGGACATGAAATAGCCATCTACCCATAGAACATCGAGTGAAGTACCGAGATCAACGTCTGTAACCTGCGTGAGCGTTGTTCCGTTCCAATAAAACAGATTCCCGTTTGAGCAAATCGCCAAGCGGTCGAATGAGTAATCTAGGGTTACCTGAGTTGACCCGCCTACATCACCTAAAGTAGTCGTTGTTCCATCGCTTGCAATGCTTACCAGCTTGGTACCCATGACACGATAACAAACGCCGTTCCAATTGATTCCGCCCCTATCCACACCTGGACCAGTTCCAAACAAGGAAATTCCGTCAGCAGGGCGCAAATAGCCCTTGCTGACACCGTTTACCTTTGGAACAGGAATCAGATTTACCGGGTAACTGTTTCGCAAGTCAGCCGATGCGTCAGAATATATCCCATTTAGGATAGGAATCATCATGGTAGACGCTCTTCCCAACGTAACTTCAAGATACCTGTTGCAGTGCCTGCGCCTGTAGATGTAATAGTAATGTAAAGATCAGTAGCTGCCCTGCCTACAGGAGACTCAGCAGCCAGAATGATAAGCTCTTGATGAGCTGCACCAGTAGGAAGGTTACTAATCATTAAGTCCCTAACAGTTCCTCCCGTAATCGTTCCACCTGTTGAGAGTACAGTTTGAGCTACATATCCAGACGCTGAGGACATGTAGTTAGTAGGCAGTACGGGAAGCAGCGTAGCAAATGATCCACCTTCTGTCCCTCCTGTCTTCGCCTCTATTCTGATATCTCCATCCACGTGAGAGACAAAGAAGTCTTGAAGGATAGTATCCACTGGACAGGAAAACTTAACGACTCTGGTGGTTCCTGTAGTAATACTGAACTCATAAAATGTTCTGAATTCTCTGCCTGCAAAGAATCCAGTCTGCCCTACATCAACTCGAAGCCGTTGATAAGCATCACCACGATCCGTGAAGATGTTTTTTGATGGACCGTTAGAAAACGTAGTCATGATCAGGCAATCCGTGCGTCAAACCAACAATCCGCTGCACCGATGGTCTTTGTTGGGCCTGTAATTGAATTACATACCACTATACCATTCACAAAGCCTCTTCCGTAAATGCCGAAATCAATACTGAAACTGGATGTAGCTGCTACGAATATTAACGGGCCAGTTGGAACTGATCCGTTTGCTGGCAGTGTAGCTGAGTCGTGGAATTGAATCCATTGTCCTGGGCCATTGTTGTATCCGGCCACACCGTACAGTGTTCCAGGGGCTGCTTTGGCAATCAGACTGGCAGAATAAGCGGTCGATGTCGCACTTGTTGGAGCCGATCCAGTGCTGGTCGTTGCCAATGACGATACGACCTCTGCATTAGTGCCGTCCCCCATATCTTTGAACCGAATGGGAACCTGACCATGTTCTGATTTTACGACGTCTGCCATGGTATTTAATAAATCCAGTTGCAAGCCGCCACTGGCAACCAGCCAGCCAGCGTGGCCACAATGTCCCACCAATCGGCCTGATGTCTATCAGGATGATATGCGTCGTAAACCTCTTTACCTGCAGCGGCAAACAAGACAACTACACTGGCAAGACCAAGTGAGCCAGTCAGTGCAGTAACTACAGCTGTAATAACCAAGCCTGCAATGAAGTGTTTCAATTTGTCATTCACAGTTCGCCCTGCACGATCTTCAACCCCCGCGCCTCAAAAGCATCCCAAGGCGTCCACGGTACGGAGCTAGTCACGCCATCAATGACAACAGCGTGCAGGCCCTTGTAAGTAAACAAGCTCTGCGGCAGGTTGCCTTCGATCCATGCTTCTTCCTCTGCGCTCATGATGCCGGAGCTACAGTAGTGAGTTGCGTTTCCTGTGCCTGTAGCGGATAGCGCAGTTGTGAACATTCCTAATATTCCGCGAAGATTCTTGGTTTCGTCTGCTGCACCTTGGGCTAGCTTGGCTTTGACAGCTACTAGGTTGCCTGCTGGGATGATGTAAGTGGTGTTCATCTTAGTACGCTCCCGTCTTGCTGTTTACATAGCTCTCAGCAGAAACAATCTGTGAATCACTGCTTTGTGCGCCACGAACAATTAGGCTGTAGAGGTGGCCGTTAAATGGCAAGGAAGTGCCACCGCGGCGTCCGATGTAGAGAGGGTAGTTGCCGAAGTTGCCGGTGCCTTGGTCGGTGCCGCTGGTGGCGGCTTGCGCTCCGTTGATCCGAAGCGTGGCTACGTCCGCTGCTATATCCGCAACGCCGGTGAGCACACTGGAAAGCGGGGCTGTGTAGCCGGTAGCCGACGCCGACGACTGACCTGTGCCTTTGGAGGAAAAGAGGTAGCGCGGCGCTGCCCCGTCAGGTGCGAACAGGGTTGCCGCCCCGCTGCTGGTCGAAATGCTGGCAGACAGCTCGCACAATACCGCCGCCGCCGCATCACTCAGCTTCCTAACCCCCGCAAACACAGTCATCTTGTCTGTAGATGTGAAGTTGATAGCGGCAGTGGCTAGGCTGTCATCTATGCCGTCGAACTTGAGATACTTAGGAAACCCCACCGTATCATAGCTTGTCGCTGTGGTGATGCTTTGGTATCTGGTGGCAGTGGAGCCGGTTTCTAGTTGTGCGCCCCAGACGTAGACGCCCTTGGTTGTATCACCAGTAAAAGAAAACTGCCCGTTTCCGGTAGATGTAAAAACCTCAATTCCTCGTGAGTCGGATGCGATAAAGTTAAGCGACACACGAACCCATCCATTATTTTCTAACGATATTTGTGGACTAGAAACTGTTCCAGCTCCACCTGTTTCGCTACCAACTACCAAATTCGACAGATCAAAGTAATACCCATTTCCACCGCCGCCTAAAACAACGATAGCCCAAGTTCTGCCATTTGGTTTTAGGCTAACACTCACTTTGCAATTTGTGTTTGCCGGGGCTACTGCGTTTTGAGTTACTCGGTGTGAACCCGAGGCTGATGTTTCATATAAAGCATCGGCGGTTAAAGTGCCATCAGGGGCAACCGTCGAATTAGTAGTAACCGTAACTCCACTTTGCGTCCAAGCCGCATTACTAAAATCCTCCGAATACGTCAGCAGATTAACCCTAGCACTTAGCACTGGCCTGCTTGCTGATGTAGCTTGTGTGGCGTGGTTGCCAGCTAGCTCGCGGACGGAGACTGCGCTGATCTGGATGTCGCATGGATTTGTCGTGCGCTTGATAATGATGCTTGTCGCCGACGCCACAAGCCGCATCTGCTTTGCGCCGGTTGTGGTGATCAGCGGAGCGCCAGTCCACTCAACCTGAATGTTGCTACCCACGGCAGAAATACTGTCCACCGTGAATACGACTTCGTAGGTCTTGCCGATGGTGAAGCCGCTGGCAATGGTTACATACGACAGCGCGCCGGCAGAGGAATAGATGCGGTAGACGCCGGTAGAAACTTTGGACGATTCACCAAAGAACGTCGTGGAAGCATCCGCCCATAGCTCACCCCCCCTCACCAACCCATACCGCGAATCCAGCATCAACCCTACTGGCTGCTCTACCGCAGTAACTGGTGTGGTGCCTGCGGAGTCTTGGAATAGGGTGCTGAAGTCGCTGGGGTCGTACCAGACGCCTTGCTCGCCTTGCGAAAACAAGCGCGCCACCTGCTGCACCAGGGTCCGCTTGAACAACAGTATCTGACGAAGGACTGTGCGCATTAGGCACCCACGGCTTGGAGCGTGATTGACTTGACTGCAGCACTAGTGGGGGTGAACCCACCATTCGTTACAAGATAACCAAACAGCGATGTCGTTGCGCCCATCTTGATCTTGCGATTAATCGCGCTGGTTTGAACAAACAATGTACTTCCAAGGTCAACAGGTACTCCAAGATCAACATAACCAAGAAAACTAGCACGGTCGCCGGAAGGCAGATCAAATACTGCGTTATCAGCCAATGCACTTGGAGGTGTGGCGTTGTACAGATACAGACGGAAGCTGGTCATACCGATCGGTACCGCAGTAACATCAATTTCAAGATCGGCATCGGTAATGATGATGTGACCATCAGCCGGCCCGATGTTTGAGAATGTGATGGCCGCCGCAGCTGCCCCGACAACATCATTGGCTGTGTAAGCGGTGGTATTGGCTGGGCGGGTTACCGTGGCTTTTGAGCTGAAGGCGGATGCCCCAATGACTACAACCTCGGCATTGGTACTATCGCCCATGTCGCGATAACGGATTGGGACTTGCCCGTGCTCTGATTTGATGATGTCTGTCATGATTTTTCCTTATCCAACTCGATACCAGGTGTCTGTAACGGCTTCAAAGCGAAGCCTGAAGAATGCATTTGCCGCCATCGTCGTCGGGGCTCCAGTCACATTCGAGCCATTGGCCGTGATGGTCAGTGTTGTAATTGATTGGGTGCTGTTTACGAGGATTTCCTGTTTGTCGATGCAATTTGCAACAGCAGGCAGAACAATCGTGCCAGCGGCATAACCTGCAACAGGTGTCAGTACAAGCCAAATGCTGGCGCTGCTGTCCGTGATGGCCACACTAAACCCAGTGGCAGACGGTGCAGCGTATTGCGTCACTTTGTTGTCTGCCGTGCTGATATTGGCTTGCATGTACGCCAGCAGGACAGACAGCGCAGCTTTGCGCGCGTCGCCACTCACACTGGAATAAATCGGGAGTTGATCGGTGCCGGATACCGTATCAACGGCCGTGAGCTGATTGATATTTGACATAAATTACTCGAAGTTGATTGCGCTATCCGGTCCCGCCAATAGCGGGTCAACAGGGGACGGAAGGAATGGGTTCTCGGTGCGCCATGGCTTGTTACCAGCGCCGGATGGCATGCTGGGTAGCTGCATCTCTGCGGGCATGGCAGCGCGCGACAACAGGGCGTCATAAGCAAGTTTGGCGCTTACCTTGACCTCTGGCGGGATCATCTTGCCAAAGTCGGGCGCGATGCGAATTGCCAAATTCAGATAGATCGCTTCATTGGCAGAATCAGGAACATTGGTTTCTTGGTCGAGGTCGCTGTTCTCGGGACTGGTCGGCACCGGGTAACCTAATCGGATACCCTTCGCATTCCACGTCGCCAGCATCGAATCCATGTCGCGCATGGCAGAATCGAGTTGGTCCGGCGTCAGGTCGAAAACATAAGCAGCAAGCCCCGCCTTGCGGAAAGCCTGCTGGACGAACTGTCTTTTAGTCCACGACATGATCGGCAATCATCTTGCCCAGCTTCATGTCGCTGGTTCTGCCGTCAAATTTCAAGCCTAATTCCGTGGCCTTTTGCTCAAGCTCTGCGCGAGTAGGCGGTGCATTGTCATCCGGGATGATCGCTTCGGCAGGCTTCACAGGCTCCAACACTGGCGGACTGATCGCGGTCAGCATGTCAGCATACCAGCCTTCACCAATCGCAGCGTCGAACGATTCGGCATCATCAACGCACTTTTGAGCGTAGGTTCCCCCTGCCCGTTGCAATGGACCGGGACATTTGTAAACCATGCGAGGGAAGATCATTTCTTGCCTTTCATGGCCTTCATGTCAGCCTTGGACATTGGCATACCTGCTTTCATCTTGGCTTTGTGTGCAACAGTCATGGCGATGGCTATCGCTTGCTTTTGCGGTTTTCCAGCTTTCATTTCAGCCTTGATGTTTTTGCTGACGGTTTTGTCAGAATAGCCTTTTTTGATCGGCATCAGGATCTCCTGTTAATGGCGCGAGGTTTCCCCCGCGCCAAATCATTAAGCCAGGCGGTACGTGACAAACGTATTGGCAGCAGTTTTGCGAGTGCGGAAACGACCAGATGTAACAGTGGCCACTGCAGCAGTCCCTACCAGCGTATGGCCATCAGCAGCGGTCACGGTGAATGCATTCGCACCCGTTGCAATGACAGACCAGTCAAACGAATCACCGATAGCAAAAGCACCAGCCGAATCAAGCACCGTACCCGTTGGGACAGTACCGGCGACAGCAGCGGCGGTTGTCGATGTAACGATGCCAGACAGCATCATTGCAGCAGTCAGTGCGCCGGTTGCATTCAGCACGCCTGGAGTTCCTTGCACGCGATTGATCAACACAGCGTCGGTAACTGGATCGACACCAACCGCGTATTCAACTGCAGCAGCGCCAGCCTCTACGACAATGGTTGCGCCGGATGCATAGGCACCGAAGACAGTCTGGCCAGCGGTCACAGAACCCAGCAGAGTTTTCGTTTCCGGGAAATTGGGATAGCCAACGACTCGGTAAACTTTTGCGGTGCCCTTGGTGTAAACCGCGATGCTTTCGGTTGCAGGAATGGTGATTTCTGCAGTACCTTGAGGATAGATGGTTGTGGATGACATGATTTTTCCTTGAATGAGTTAAGTTACAGATTTTTCCTTGCGCATGGCCTCAAGCCGTCTTGCGCGTATTGCCGGGTCTTTCCAGAGCTCAGCCGCTTTCGCAGCCATCGCAGCCTTCTTTTCTGGAGTCCATGCTGCGCGGATTGCTGCAACTCGTGTTGCAGCAGCATCCTTGTCTTCCCATGCGGCCTTCGCATTGGTAGATAGCTTTGCTTTCGTTTCGTCGCTTCTTGGTGCTTTTGGCTTGCCTTTGGCTGCTGCGCTCATTTTCGCCCGAGATTCAACAGAGAATACTCTCCCTTTTAATTTCTCGCGCGTTGAGTCCAAGCACGCCCATCCATCAGACCTACGCATCTCCCAGAATGCTTTTGATTTACGGCTTCTTTCTGCTCGCATTTCAGGAGTCCATGACGCCTTCGCGGCTAATATCACTTTCTCACGATATTCGACATTTCCCCAATTAGCTTTTGATTTCTGGCTGAGCATGATTTTTACATCATCACCAACCTTTCTTCCAATTGCCTTTTGTGAAATCTTCGCAGCAACCTCAGCATTCTTTGATGGTGCAGTATCACCGCCAATCGACAAGTTATAGCCAAATGGAACCATCGTCTTAAATCTGGAAATTGCTTCAATCTCAGCGGCGTGTAATGCCTCTTGTGAGTCAGCCTCAGCCAACACTTCAACCACAGGCTCACCATACATACGCCACGCGCAATGAACAGCCAGTAGGCTGCCCGTGCGCGCTGATTGACGATGTTGAGTAATCCGAGTAATCATTTTTCGGCTCGTTTGACCTATGTAGCTTTTCCCAGAAGAGAACGTAAGCTTGTAAACCTTGTACATGCAACCTCCAAATGTTTCATTGAAGGCTGCATTGTATTAGGTTTACTTAAACATCATCATGTCTGACTAAAAAGTAAAATGCCGGCCATTTCAGGTTGTTTCATGACAACACCGAAGCGGATGTCCCAGCGGAACTTAGTCTTCATCGTGTTGATGTCATACCATTTCTGCATCACCATTTCAATACCTTGGTCGGTCGATGCACGCATGATCGAGACGCCGGAATTGTCCGGGATGGCGTAACGACCAGGCAGAATCTCGATTGCATCGCGGTGCCAGAACGGATTGACCGAAGCAGTAACGGTGTTCAAAAACACAATCGCGCTGTTCGCGGCTTTGGTGTTGATCACACAGTTCTGATACTGAGCTGAGGCGTCAGCAGCCACCTGGTTCGTGATCATCGGGGGGCTGATGGTCATGGTAGTGGCAGAGTCAACCGAGATAACGCGGAAGGTCTTCAATTGACCAGTGTCGCCCTTGGTGATGTGATGCACCGCGTTGAGAGCCGCTACCGTGAACGAGTCACCAGCAGCAACCGAAGCAGTGCTGGACACGGTGACGGTCTGATAGCGGTTGTCGACGTTGGAAGTCTCACCGGTCGTTGCGGTAGAGGTTGCCTCGGGAACATAGTAGTTCAGGCCAGCGTCAAGCGTGTTGATCGTCAGGCCAGCACCACCAGCGGCTGCGGTCTTGCTGTTGGCGTAGTCGAGTTTGTAGGTCTCGAAGCTGGCCACAGTACCGACAAATGCCTTTTCGTAGGCAGTCGTAGGCTTGCCTGTCATCGTTGCGCGGCTTGCCAGGTTGCTTGCCATGCCGTTGTAGTCGCGAGTGGACAACGCGAGGTAACGATCGAAGCTCTGCACGCCTTGTTCGTTCATGATGGCTTCACACTGGGCGACATCATCGAAACCGGATGCAGCAGCAGAGCGCTTGACAAACAAAGTTCCTTGATTCGCGGCAACAGCCATCACTGCAACGTTGATGTCGCTGGACAGCTTTTGAGCAGCAGCAACACCGAGTCGGCCTTCTTGCAACAGGTCGCGCAGTTCGGTCGCGGTCAGGATCGCGGTAGAGTGCTTGGCGTATCCAATTGTAGAGGGGACGGAAAGCTGGGTAGCTTCCTTAAAGTTTGCCGTTGCATCGGTGCCGTCAAACGACTGCGCGATGTAAGGCTGCGGGCGCCAAATGGTGTCATTGGTCCGCTCCATGGTTTGAGAGTCGGTCTGGTATTTGCTGACGTTGCGCGAAAGCACCAGAGAGTCATCGAACTTTTCGAGAACGTCTTCGAATGCGACTTTCTCTTCTTTGCTGAATTCATTGGCCATGATTGGCTCCTAAAAAATGGTGAGGTTTTGCGATTTCTCGCGCTATCTCACCAATTCCAGGAGGCGGGGCCTGTCAACACTCGCATTTAAAGCCTGCGGACGGCTTTTAATACATTATGCCCGTTTTTGCTTCTTGTATGCAATAACTTTGCTGTAATCGCCTGATTTTTCTGCGTCTGACCGTAATTTTTCCAGGGTAGAGCCGGTAACGCCTGAGATTTTGCCACTTCCTGTCACTGTTTTTTCAGGGGAAAACGTGGGTTTTTTGGGTGCTGTTTTCAATTGAGTCTCCAATCTTGCGACGGCAAATGTGAATTTAACTGGATCGGTGATGGCTGCAAGTTCTTTGGCCTTGTCGGGGTTCTTACCAAGCGCATAAACCACCAGGGCAGGATTCGTGGCACCTTGCAGGATGATGCCCTGTTGCGTTACAGACAAAACCTCACGCGCCACATCCTCTGCATCTTCAAAGTCAGGCACCTTGAGCGATGTCTTGGCTGTACCATAACTGTCCAAGCGTTCTTGCCATGCCTTGGCTTGTTCATCCTGTTGCTTTTTCTGTTCGGCTTCTTTGGCTTCGACCTTTTTCTTTGATTCGTACCAGCTTTCCAGGGCTTGCTCGTATTTATCAGAGTCAAACTCATGATCTTCAAGGGTCGGCTTCTTGCCCAATTGGACAGTTTTTTCAGGCTGAGTCAGTTTGGCTTTAAGCTCACGGTTTTCTCGCTGAAGCTCTCGATTTGTCTTACGCACTTCGCGCACCCAGTCAGGGGCGTGCTGATCTTCCTCTGGTGGTTTCTCTTCGCCGATGGTGACTACGACCTCTTCTGGCGTTTCTTCGACGGTTTCCTCTGATACCTCTTCGTCTTCAATAACCGTATCGGTGCCGCCGGTGTCTTCACCATCGTCTTCAACTGGCGATTGGAGTCGTGCCATCAGGCCTTGTTTGCGTAGATTCATTTGATGTTCCAGTCTCACCCGTAGATGCGCCGGGTGGTTGCGCGTTCGGCTGCTGTCCGAATTTCTCAATCACTTGCATGGCTTGCTGTTGTTCCATGTCATCAATTTCAGCCGCGATTTTCACCGTCTCTGCTTGTGTCTTTTCGGCGTTGGCGATCACCAGCACGGTATCGGCCCGGGCCTTGGTCGCCTTGGCTTCAGCTTCTTTGGCTGCGGCTTGCAAGTATTCGGTGTTTGCGTCAGGTTTGGCATTGGCCTTGCTTTCGGCCAGTTTCTGCGCTTCTTCTTCGGTGGGCTTGACAACTCCCATATTCACCAGCTTGTTGCGGAAATAGTCCTGCACATCCGCCAAGCCCTCGCCTTCCATATTCATCATGATCATAGAGCTAAGCACCTGCATGGTTTCCTGATCTGTCGTTACCTGCATCATGCCCGTGAGTGCTCTTACAGTGGCTTGGCGCTTGCTGGAGCTGCTCGGGCCGACTTCGGTCGTGATGTCAAAATTAGCGCCTGTCAGGTCATTGGCCTGGATCGTGGCGCCAGTTTCCTTGTCGATCATGGGTTTCATCAATTCGACCATTTCGACCTCACCCTGCGCATTGATTGATTTGACTTTCCGGCCTTTCTCCACCAGTACATCCTTCGCCATGGACAGCCACACCTCGCCGCTGCGCTTGATGGCCTTCGCGTGGTTTGACATGTAAATGTAGGTCTGCATATCGAGTTTGTCTTGCACCAGCTCAATTGCTTTACCTGAGATATTGGACACGATCTGTTCGCCAGCCTGCTGATTGCCCAACAGGTCTCTGATGTCCTGTTCTGTCATTTGCAGCAATGCCGCCATGGCCGGGGGAATATTCGGCACGCGGGTATAGGCCAATGGCCCCGCGGGCTGCTGCATACCATCCGGGCCTGTCACTGGGTTGATCAGTAAATACGGGTAGTTTTTGATGTTGTCTTCTTGCCACATTACCTGATGCCCGGCGATTTGCTCGGGTGTAATGATTGGCTTTTCGACGCTGGACAGTGCAGATATTTCAGCAAGCTTTGACATCTGCATGTTCTTGAGTCGGGATGCATCTACGGACAACCTGACATGGCCCATGCAGCGCTCGATGTTGTCCACGTACCATCTCTTACCGTAGGACACGATGATCGGGATATGCCGGCCTGCAATGTATCCGCAGTCCTCCAAGATTCCACCACCAGACATGATGTACTTGCGTACCTTGCGACGCTTCACTTTCTTTTCGCGTACCAGCTTACTACCGATAGCGTCCAGCTTTGCTTCAAGCTCTTCAGTCCATGCGGATTCCTGATATCGGGTTTCCACTCCCTGCAGGTCTTCATAAACACGCACGGTCTCGCTGACTTCCTCCACTTTGTACATCTCAGCCACAAATACGATATCAGGCGATGCCCAGTCGAATTCGGACTGGTGAACTATTTTCGGCCATGATGTCGGGTTATCGTCGTACTCTTCCTCATACGCGCCCCGGCTCATGGATCGCAGCACATAGCAGCGTTTGGCATCCGCTTTGTCTTGTCGCTTGGCGTCG